CTTTGTGGCCAACTTGGTGTAATATAACCTCACCCATTATGAATCATCCACCACGACATGAAGCGGGCGAAGCCCAGAATGTGTACACAAATTATATGTTCTCCTTAACTGGAGGACTATTGTTTACACCTCCGGCTTGTGCCACTTACTTAGGTTCGGAATATTCCGCCTATGATGAGTGGCTTCAAGACGTATCTGGTCCTCGACGTCCCGGTATGCATCCGTGTTATCATTATAAAAGAGCAGTCAAGTATATAGGCGGAATGCCTACATTCAAGGCTATCTCTTTTGTTAATGGTTACGATTATGCAAACGGTGTTTTCCTGAATACGGAACCAATCACACCTCAAGTGTTGATTGATTCTTGGTCAGGACTCAACGTCCCTGCTGGGATACCAAATCCTGTCGCGGCATACGGCTATAGCCATACACCCTTCAACGGGTTACCGACTATAGGCACCTTGTCCACCTCGTCCAACGTTTATAACGTAGGACCTAGAGCCTTCCCTGAACTGGAAGATAGAGCTATGAGAGCTCTATTGCCTGGTATTAGGGCGGCGAATGGCGTTAGCCTCTTAAACTCTATTTATGAGTTAAAAGATGTTAAAACCGTTCGGCGGACAGTCAACAGTGTGTTCAACTTCTTTAACAAGAAATGGACACCGTCTTGGCGGCACCCTTTTCGTCTTCTGCGTTTAGCAGAGGGTCAAAAAGAGAAGCCTTTGAGACAGCTGTTGCGTATGGGGAGTGATGGTTGGCTGCAAACGCAGTTTAACATCCTCCCTTTGTTGTCGGACATTGTTGGTATTCGTACCGCACTGTCTGATGCGCGAAAAGAGCTTCACAAGCTCATTTCAAACGCTTCACAACCTCAGCGCAAGCACTTTACGTGTGAGTTACCGGGGTATAATGACAGCAATGTTATCGTGAACTATAACTCGAAGGTGGCTAAGCCATCTCCGGGATGTTCGTACGGTCGTGCTGTTCGTTATAATGTGAAGAAGTTCAATCTGGTCCTAGAGTACAGCTATACGCTGCCACCCTGGGTTACGCAGGACAGCCTGCTTCCAGCGCTTCTAGATCGTCTAGGGGTTAACATTAACCCTGCGATTATCTGGAATGCGATTCCTTGGTCGTTTGTCGTTGATTGGGTCTTCGGTGTAAACCGTTGGCTTGATTACTACAAACACAAGAATATTGAACCACATGTCGTGATTCGTGATGCCTGTGCATCTGTGAAGATTGTCCGGGAAATACATACCTGGGCTAATCTTTACGGTTATGGACAGGGTACCTGTATCCTGACTGAATCTTCCTATAATAGGGAGAACAGAATTGATATGGGTAACTTGCTCCTTCGGAGCGGGCTAAACTTGAAAGAGTTTAGCTTATTGGCTGCACTCTGGGGTTCCAGATGATGCAGGTAACGGTATAACAAAACACACCCAATGGAGTGATAATTCCATTTAAAGTATGCTAAGCAATACACTCAATACTAACGAAGTCAAGGACTCTGCCGGTACTGAAGTTGAATTCAGTCGGTTGAGTACAACCGCACGCTCGACGGAGTTCTCGCAAATTAGCGAGGCTCCCAACGCCCCACACCGACTCAAGATTTCGCATCAAGAGATCGGCTCGGGCAGTGGTCTTCGGCGACGATCAATGATCCGAATAGACAAAACTGTCTCCGGAGTTTCATTGGCCGCCAGGACTGTCTCGGCGTACGTCGTGTTGGATGCACCAGTTGGTGATCTGGCCGACGCAGACGATATCGAGGACGTCATAGCTGAGTTGTTGTCTTTCTGTGCCTCAACAGGCGCGGATACGACAATCAAATATGACTGTTCCGGTAACGGAGCGGTTGCTTTAGTAGCTGGTTCTCTTTAGAACCTACTACTATTTTCCGTGTTAACAACAGATTAAGAAGTTAACTATGGAAACCTTGAAGCATCCATTTGCGTGTTGTCTTCCAACTTCAGTAATTTTAGTTGCTATAGTTACTATAGTAGCTTATTTACTAGTTGGATGCTGTGTTGGCGAAGTATCAGCAAAATATGCTGGTTATGAACTTGGTATGAAGAATATCCAATTTGGATCTCAACATACTAATTCACCTTCTAAGACGCAGTGACATTACGCTACGGCTAAGCGAGATCGTGGGCCGAAAGGCCCACCTCTCGATGCTTTAGTATTGGATCGGAATCACGAAGTATTGCGTATACTCTAGGAGTTGTACCATATGGACAACAAGAAGAGCCTAGACTTCTATAAAGAAGTCATCGCCGCTTTACTTTGTGACGTTCAATCGTTACATAGTGAGGCGTACACCGCACGTGATTTGAGACTCGATTTGCGAAAGCTATCAAGTCGCATTTCACGGGAAGGTTTGAGTTTTCTAACGAAAACTCTACCACGTCTTGGAAAAGCCTTTGATACGGCTTTACTCCAGGAACACTTCGTTGACAGCTACAAATTTGGCTTCAAAAGCCAAATTAATAGTGAGTTACCAAGATTTCTTGGGAAACTCTTCAACAAGGTGTTCTCTTCGGACGGTAGGATCCTTCCGACTCCTTGTGTAACTAGTATCAAACATATTAGGTCCATCTTGTTTATATATTATAAACTAGAGGTTCCTAATACTGCAGACTCAGAACAAGCAGTTATCGACGCATTCATTGAATGTGAAAGAGAACTTGTGTCCTGGAACGAAAAGTTTCAGCATATTGCTGAAACCATCGAAAATGGTACCGCTAGATTCTTCTATGATGAAGACTGGCTTACTACCATTCGCATTGCAAGAGACCTCATCAGGAGGTTATTTTGCAATTTTGATCCGAGCGACATCCACCCAAAACACGGTCCTGGAGCCGTTTCCACTAGGGAACGACTATGGGACAAATACGTGTGGATGAATGTTAGTCCTCGAATTCAACAGTCATATCCTTTTGAAGCATATTTTATGGCTTCAAATGGTCATGTCTGTGATGAATATGATATGTGGATCCATAAGGAAACCATATCATCAAAAGAATCCTCAGCACGAGTTGTACTTGTGCCGAAAGATTCTCGCGGCCCTAGACTGATCTCTTGTGAACCCCTTGATTTTCAATGGGTACAACAAGGCTTGTCGAAGGCTATTGTCCAGTTAGTGGAGAAGCACCCTTTAACAAGGTACAATATCCACTTCACCAATCAACAGCCGAACCAGTTCGGAGCTCTTTTGGGCTCCATTTATGGGCGGTATGCTACCCTTGACCTCAAAGAGGCCTCGGATCGCATCTCGATTGGTCTTGTACGTCTACTATTCCCTGACCCTCTTTGCGAGGTTCTAATGAATTGTAGAAGTCTGTCGACCGAATTACCTGGCGGGGAGATTTTAAAACTCAATAAGTTTGCTCCGATGGGGTCAGCATTATGCTTTCCTATCATGGCAATCTGTATTTGGGCCCTCCTTACCGCAGGAATTCCTGATACGGTATCAAACTCTCGGCGTCGTTGTCTCAATAATTTGGACAATGATACTGTTGAGTCGATACTTGTGTACGGTGATGATATCATCGTTCCAACAGCGAAAGCTGAGAACGCGATGACACTACTCGAGTCCTTTGGTTTAGCCATAAACAGGAACAAGAGTTGTGCTACAGGATTCTTTAGAGAATCATGTGGTGTTGATGCCTTTAAAGGTATCAATGTCACACCTGTGCGATTACGCACAGTGTGGGATTATCACAAATGCCCTAACGTTTATACCTCTTACATTGCTTATGCAAATGCAATGTATGAACGTGCCTTCTATCAGACTTACCACAAAATGGTAGATGAGTTACTCTCTATATATAGAGAGATACCGGAGAGGTCGCAGAATCTTTCTGCTCCTTCCCTGATAGAAGTCCCGCGCGCGAGCTGGCCTAAGTCAACACGGACCAATGCAGACTTGCAAAAGCTGCAATGGAAAGTGTTTGATGTACAGCCTGTTAAGCGTCGTAGGAGAATAGGTGGCTGGAAAATGCTTCTCCGCTTCTTTGCGGAGAGCACGGACCAGACACCCCTCCACGGCTCAACAGTCCCAGAATGGGACCGATCAGGTGATCGGCTCGGGTGCAAAACACCCCTGCGCGTTGACCTGTACACGGAGCGGTATACGAGCCGTCTCGTAAAACGCTGGCGATGACAAATGTTGCTCAGGATCCCTAAGGGACGACCAAGCACCATGGGCGAG